TAACACCACCCTAGGCACAGGACTACTAGGTATGCCCCGCCCATCAGCGCGCGTAGGAGTACTAGGACGATGGGAAGAGAGAATTAATCCTGCTCCTGGCGGCGTGCTGGTTATACGAGAGGGTAATATACTGGGGACTGGCACTATAGATGATACACCAGCAGCAGGCGCGCTAGTCCCAGATGACGAGGAGTGTAATATCTGTTACTGGTTTGGTATTTGTGAGGCACCAGAGCCATATGGTTGTCTCGCAGGTCAATTTGAGTTCTGTCCATTTGAACTCTTGTTTATATATTGCCCTGGGGTTTTACCCAATAGACCAGCAAAAATTATTGAAGTCAATCAATCTGCTGTATATTGTCCTGGGGTTTTACCTGATAGACCAGCAAAAATTATTGAAGTCAACCAATCTGCTGTATATTGCCCTGGTCAGGAGCCGAAAAAGATTAGATACAGATACCCCAATGAAAATTGGCAAGAAATTGCGGGAGAATCCTATTCGACCAATCTTCTTCCTATCTCAGGAGGGGGTTATCCAGCTACGTGGGAGGTGAAACCAGGTGATTTAGATGTAGATCTGTCTATATCTACTTATCAATCCTTTGATTGTCTAGGTAATCCAACCATTAGGAATGCTATCTATACAAATCCATATCCAACAGTAATTACAGGAACGATTGAATCAGTAGAATTTCTAACGCCTCTTTATGGCTGCGGAAATGGGTTTAACGGAACCCCCAGTCAAGTATTTATAAAAATAATTTACAAGGATTATAATAATAATATTCTTATTAGACAGATAGATGATTTTACTGCTACTCCTAATCTCGCACAGATGGGTATAATAAGCTGGCATGCGGACGATAGAGATTTTACAATTAAGTTTACTGATGTAACTCGCCCAGACGATCCACTTAAATATAGATGTCAATTTACTGTTTTCGATGATATCAATAATGCAATTTTATCAATTACCCGCGATGACTGCCCCGAAGTAGTGGTAGTCAGAGGAATAGCTCCCCTGTAACAAATTCGATGATTACTCCAATAAACACAATAGACGGCATTACGTACTTTGGTTATAAATCAGGCCCCAGTCCTGGTATAGATATCACGCGTTCTCAGTTAGTAGAGTTTCTAGACACAGCACTAGGTGCTGCTAATAATGAAGTATTACCTAATGTTATGGGGTTCCACACGCGTATACCGTCCCGAGAGCTTATAACTGGAGCCGTTACAACTACTGCTAGTGATGGTAAGACTCGCGTGGTATTTGACAATAATTTACGTATAGCAGGGGTATATCCTCACAATGAGACTACGCCGGGCCCATTTGTTCCTGTGCAGAACCCATATGTCATACCTAACTTGACAGGTGGGCGAGTTGTATATATGTGCGCCTCTAGTGCGGGTCTAGGTATACTACAAATACGTCTGAACTCAGGTATACCAGACCAGAATGGCTATGTGTTTAATTATATAGGTTATTCGACTGAGGCATACACTGCTAACTACCCAATGGATTTGCACTGTATAGTGTCGTATAAGATAGGCGATTCTACTGACAATGGTGTATTTGGTATAACTAATAATACCAGTACTACAGCCCGCACTATAACCCCCAGGCCTAATGTGAGTTGTAGGGAGAATCGGCCAAAGCCCGTTAGCGATGTAGTCCTCGATGAATCTATTAAGGCGCAGCCATTTCTAGTATGGTTGGATAGGCCGCTGGCAATTGGAGGCGTAGTGTATCTAATAGGTAATTCACATGGGTTATATATAAATTGTGGTCATTTAGGCTCCGGCAGTATACTGATGAGAGTAGTAGGACAGAATCTAGTATATTGCTAGCACCTGCGTACTTAAATACAAATAACTAGATCACCGACACAAACATTGATAAATTTTTCGCAGTCGTATCGATTATTGCAAGCTTGAATAATAGAGGTATTTTTCTCAACAGAAATAACCTTCCCCGACCCTTTATAAAGAATACGATGACCAATGAAGTCTCTAGTTATTGGGGCATATATTGGCTTGTTTGTAATCGAATAAACTAGATGAGAAGTATCTATTAGGATACAATTTAATTTACCACGGTTTATTACTACTTTAAAATCATCGATAATTTCAATTACTTTAGCTGGATACGTTCCTTTAGTTGGAAGTCCTAGTTCTTCGTTTGTTGCCATTGTTTTAAGTGTCTGTAGCCTCAGTTGTTTTGATAAAACCTAAAGCATCTATTTCCCATGCGTCCATATGTTGCTACTATTTACTCTTGAATCTCATCAAGGATGAAGTTAAAAATGTCTAGCATTACTTTTCGAGTTTCTCTGTATTTGTTATCAAAATAATCAGATTTTGACTTTCTAATATAATTAAATGCTATTTGATTCTCATAAGAATAGTTATTGTCTCTATCGTCAGGATTTATCCATAATTCAAACGTGCCTACATGGTACGCTTCGCATGAAATACGCTTAAGCGGACTATCCAGAAAAACCTCTATTATTAATTCATCAGGAAAAAGTGGACACTGAATTATATTATTTTCAGGGTCAAGATTCCATTTTAAATTTGGATAACTTCTGTGACAGAATTCCAATATTTTTTCTGTTACTTGTTTTATGTCCATTTGTTACTCCTATTTACTCTTGAATCTCATCGAGAATGAAGTTAAAAATATCTAGCATTACTTTTCGGTATTGACTAACTAATTTCCAATGTTCTGCACTCCATAGCTCATGTCTATAATAGGCAAGATTCTCAAAAACTATAATGTCTTCATACCGATCATGACAGAACTCAGTAGGAGGATTTATCCAAATTTTAAACCTTCCTATTTGGTTATTTTGCCACTGAACACACTTAAGTCGTCCGTCTAATCCCGTACAAAAACCGTATCTAATCTCTATGTTGTCATTAGAAAAAGTTAAGCATTGAATGATTTTGTAGTCATTATCTGTAAAATCAAAATTCCAGTCTAAATCTGGGTATTTTTCTTTACAGAAATTGAATATTTTTTCCGCTACTAGCTGTATGTCCATTTGTTACTCCTGTTGGGTGAAATTATTAGGAAATACCTACTGTTTTCTCTACTACGATGCCATGATGTCCGTTGCGACTTAGAGCTTTTAAATAAGCCATTAATCGGCTTTTGTGTATAAAGGTTTTAGGCTCTTTCTCCATGATTACGCCTTCATTTGTTGTCTAAACAATACCGTATGATAGACCTTAAATTAGCCTTATAGTCTTCATGAGATTCTATAAATTTTAGCGATAAGGTCGTTGAAAATACCATATAAACCAGAATACTTATCTGAAAAATTGTAACCCATAGTTGCTTTTTTGAATTTGTCATCATTCTGTACCTACACATTTACTTTTTCAAGTCCACGCTGTTCTAAGATTTTATTGTACTCTTTGATTTTCGAGTATAAAGCGTTACGTTTTTTCTGTACATTTTCCCCAACTTCTTGTTTACAGCTCTGATATTGTCCTGCGTAAAAATTAGCATAATAACTAATTGTAGTAGTGTCCATATTTGCTGGGTTCATAATTTTCTCCTTGATTCATTGTTGTTTTTAATTGATAACTGATAACTAAATTCAATAAATTGTCCACCTTGCCTGAACACTATGTATATAAAGTGGGTCAGGATTATCTGGTGGTTCATACATTTCATTATAAGCATCCTCAATGTCAGTATCCTCAATGTTATCAATTAAACTGCCAATCAAAATAGCAGCCATGTTTTCAGCTTCCTCTTTGCTTAATTGAACATCTGACTTACTCCAATAATCAGTTTCATACTCAAGAATGTACTTAACTAATTCGTTAACTTTATCTTGCAATTTACTCACAATTGTCTCCTTGATTCATTACTTAAATCTTACATTATTTTACTAGAATTATCAAGAACCGTATTTAGTATGACTCCATCACTATCAAGAACTGTTCCAATAGTGGCAAGAGACGAAGTGACTAATTGGAGTAACTTGTCTTTTGTCTCTGCCAAATTCTTATCTTCTGTATTGCGCTGTAAACTTTGAGTATTATATATTCTTTTAATTAATTCTTCACCAGCAGAAAAAACATTACTATCTGAATATTTGGTTGTACTGGCTTCTTCAAAAAATATATTAATTCCCTCTGACCATTCAGCTTTTAACTCTGAGTCATCTACTTGCTCTAATAGATTATTACTAAGAGATTGAAGTTCTTGAAGCTGCGTTTTGACATGAGGTGCTTTCGCATAAATTCTTCCCCAAGTGGCCAAAAAATCAAAAGTTTGTTCGGCAATTAAAGGGGTTCCGTCCGCAAGACTAACTTTAAAAAAAGCGTCGAGGGCAGGGGCAAGAAGCGCAAAAATTGGTAATTCCCAACTATTGACAGAAGCGGTAAGAACAAGTAGGCTGATTCTAGATGGACTATCAGGGGGAATACTATTGCGAGATAAAATTGACGCAATAAATAACCAAACAACCTCATTGTTAATCTCGCTGTCATTCTGTAGAAGCTTACGTCCCAATACCCCTAAGCCGATTTCTGAAGCTTTGATCGATCCCAGTGCCAACAGATCTGCAAACTCTCTAACATGACTATCCACCCTTCTCAGATTGCCGAAAGCTCTATCAATTTCTTCTTTAGCGTTATCACTATCGCCAGAGTCTAAAAATTGTTGTACTCTTTTAAGCATCGTTGTCATTCTGTGCTCCCAAGGTTATGGTTAAATATGGGCTACCCTAATATTATAATATATAGTGTAAGAGAAGAAAGTCATCCTACAAGTTAGAGTCCAGAGGCGTCTAATATGACTCTCAACATTTAATCCTTACACTACAACGCAAATTATATGACTATTCAAGAGACTGCACTAACATTACCACTACTCCCCAGCGTAATAACTGGAGACTCAATGGTAATAGTGCTAATTCGTAATGGAACAGTAACACCATACCGTATTAATCTGAGTACCCTATTACCTGGGCCCGCTACAGCCAGCGTACTAGGTACTATCAGGCTAACCGGCGACTTAGGTGGTACAGCAACAGCGCCTACCGTACCCGGTCTGACAACGCGGGCCCCTATCAATAACGCAGCACTAACCGGGGCCCCCACTGCTCCCACACCTCCTAGTAACGACAATAACACGCGGTTAGCCACTACTGCCTGGGTACGCACGCATGTAAACAGCACTGGTATTAATACGCTGAGTGATGTAACTATAACTACTCCTGTTATAGGGCAGGGCCTGACATGGAATGGCACTAACTGGGTTAATGCTACAGCATCTGGTGGGGGGGATTTACTGGCGCTCAATAATTTAAATGATGTAAATAATACACAGACTGCGCTCAATAATCTAATAGATGGTGATAATAATATCCACACTACAGGCACTATTAGGTGGAGCACCAATATAGCTAATATAGGTGGTCTACCGCCAGCTAATACCTACCGAGGTATGTTTGCTGCAGTCAATGGCACGGGGGGTGCCTATTATTCTAATGGTACTGAGTGGCTACGGCTAGATACAGCCCTGCTCAATGACCTCAATGATGTTAATACTGCAGGCGTAACTAATGGTCAGGTTCTAGCATATCAGAGTGGTAACTGGATACCTACTACTATAGCGGCGGGTCCAGCCACTACTACTAATCTACCTGAGGGGACTAACCTCTATCATACAAGCGCTCGAGTAGATGCGCGTATCGAGCTAGCGGAATTATCTGATCTACTGAATGTCAGCAATACAGCAGCTATTAATGGGCAGTACCTAGCATGGGATAGCGCAACTAGTAACTGGGTCCCTACCACACCTACCTCTACTTTCACTAGCCCTCTTACTACTAAGGGCGATCTACATACATATAGTACTACCAATGCTCGTCTGCCCATAGGGGCTAATGGCACCTTCTTAGTAGCTGACTCTACAACGACGACGGGGCTACGGTGGCAGGCCCCCGCTGATACTGATGATATAACTGAGGGTACAACTAATCTCTACTACACTGATGCACGTGTAACTACTAGATTCAATACTCTAATCCCCACAGTAGCTAAGGGGGATCTATTGGTACAGGGTGCCACAGTACTGAGTCGGCTCCCTGTAGGCAGCAACGACCAGGTACTACTGGCTGATAGCACTACAGTCACTGGTTTACGCTGGGGTGCAGTTAATAGCGGAGGCGGCGCTCTGACAGGCCTATCTGATGTAGCTATCACTAACCCTGCGCAGGGCCAGGTATTGACGTGGAATGCCACTACCAGTAGATGGAACGCAGCTAACCTCAGTAATCAGATATCATTGAATAGGCAGACTCTCACTGGTGCGCTGACTCTCACATTATCTAGCGCCGGTACACAACACCTGGACCCTGGTGGTGCGGACAGAGATGTATTATTACCGCTTACCCCTACGGTGGGTACGCGCTTCCGTATACTGAATCTGGCGCCCGCATTTAATATTCTAGTTAAGAATCCCAATACTAGCGCTACCGTACTGACGCTGGGTAATACCAGCACGAGTATACAGGCAGAGTTCACATGGGATGGTGTAGATTGGTACTCCTGGGAACCTGCCTAACATTCAGGTTAATGGCCGGCGTAGTATATAGCATTATAGCAACAGGTAATAATAGCGATACTACGCTAACACTAGGTACAATAGATCAGACGGTACGGTTAAGCACCGGCGTACGGTATATAACGGGGACTATAATTCGTGATTGTAAATATAATGGGACTAGGCCCGCGCGGCCTATCAGTAGCGTTAGAAGCACTCAATCGAGGTCTATATGTACGCGCATGGGACCCGAGGCCCCTGAGCAGCTGGAGTAAAGATGAAGTAGTACCTAATCTACAGATGAGGAGCCCTATCTCCTTCGACCTATGTACTAATATAGATGGCGCTGATTACAGCCTCTGTCACTACCTACAACGAGAGCCTATACTGGGGAGCCAGCGTGAGATAGAGGCAGTGCAGGAACGATGCAACAGGGATGTATTCGAGAGCTACTTACAGTGGGCCTTACAACGAGCATTGAGCATGGGTCTAGAAGTAGGCCCCCTGGAGGAGGGTCCCCTGGTTATAGCTACAGGACAACGAGAGCAGCGCGTGCCTGATTGGACAGTGGGTTACGATACTCATACGCTCAGTCACTACCTGAAGCACCCAGCACGTAATAAGCGCCTCCTAGTACTAGGTAGCGGTCAGGGCGCGGCAGAGGCAGTAACGTACCTAGCGCAGAACAATGAAGTTACCTGGAGTCACGGGGGGTACCGTATAGATAATTACCCTGCCCCATCCTACGCACACTGGTATAATAAGACAGCGCTGGGCGGATACTATAGAACCCTTCCATTAAATAAGCGTGCTGAGTACCTATCTCGTGTTAAGAGATGGGGGCCCAGCATCACGCCCTATATAGCCAATGAGCTAGTCCAATATAACTACAAGGAGATGCCCCGCATAACTAATAGTAGAGAGATACCGGATGTGGATTCTATTGTATTAGCGACTGGCTTCTACCCATCGTGGCCAATGAATTATCCTGCTGATCCAATATTAGTTAGATTTCCACTAGTTAAGCCCGGCTTTCGTCTAATAAAGAATGTATATGTAACGGGAATAGGGGCTACAGCATACGACGGGCCTCGTCAGAACTCATTGATTAGCGCTGGTATAACCAGTCGTGAGATAGTCAATGCCATAATAGAAGACGCCATAGTGAGATAATGAGTACTACCATCATAAGTAAAACTACACCAGAAGGGCGGTTATATCGTCTGATACAGATGAGAGATACACTGCCCTTACGTGTGGGAATAGGCCGCTATACGACATGGGCCCCCGATAACCCACTAGATATAGATGAGCCGCCGGATAGACCTATACCGCAGGACCCTGCATTCCTGAGCACACAGGTTATACTACGCCCTCACCGAGTATCACTGGCCTATAGAGTAGAGAGCGGCGGTGATATTATACAGGGGGACCAGCGCTGGAACATAATACCTAACGATAGAGCTAACCTTACATCACTCCTAGGCTTATTACCCCAGGCGTTATACGTAGAGGCAATAGTATCCGGTGAGCAGGTACCCGGGGCCTTCCGTTCTGCATCACTGCTAACTGATGTAGTATTACAAACAGGCGCGAATACTAATGCTGACTTCTGGCTACCCGGCGAATGGCTCGATACAGGCCCTACGCAGATGGCACTCCTATTCACTCCCGTGACTCACGCAACCCCTACTGACCGTACACGCGTTAAATTCATATTACCTATTTAATCGATGTCTATATTACAAAGACCAGAATACCCCGAGAATTATACCCTCGATAGTAATTGGGTGAAAGTATTACCAGAGGACGGCCAACCCTTAGTGGCGCAGGACCTCCTAGAGATGCAATCAATAGTGCATGGCCAGTTCCAGACTGGTATGGATACGCTCTATAGAGATGGTACTATACTCTCGGGTGTAGAGTTAGTCGTCGTAGGTGATGACGGTACGACCATGGATATTCTTATAACTGAAGGCCGTGTATATGCTGCGGGTGTAGTAGTCAAGACTAAGCCCACGCGCTTTCAGGTATCACGAGAAGGAGAGACTACATTTTATCTCGAGGTCACTACTACCGTACTCGAGGATGAGAGTATGCGGGCCGGCAATCAATACGGGCCCCGGGGGGCATCTCGATTAGTAGTTAATAGTAGTATAGTCCTTACGGGGCGAGGGTATCCTCTCTACTCTATACGCAATGGAATACCTATTAATAGAGCGAGGGACCTACCTGGTGGTATCGAGGAGAGACTAGCAGAGAGAGTATTTGAGAGACACGGTAACTTCTGCGTGCGAGGGCTGGACCTAGCGCTACTGGACCGCCCCCGCACTCTAGCTGATACCAGTCTAGTGACGCTCAATGAAAATTACTCTACACTAGAGGCGCGGGCTACTGAATCACGTAGCCTATATCTAGAGAGTAAGAGTAGACTAGATGGATTACTACTGCGATTAGATGATGCACGGGATATAAGTAGTGTCAGCCCCACGCCCGCTAACCTGACTATACTCGCTGATCTTGAGACGCGTGTAGTGGAAGAAGAGGCCCTGGTAGCTACACTAGAGGCTACCTACAGAGAGAGACAGACGGCAGCACTGGGCGGGCTAGCAGAATTAGAGGAGGCCCGACGTAGATCAGAGTCCTCACTTGGTATGTCACTGGCACCTGGGGTAGCCTACGTTGTGGGGCGTAGAGTAGTTATTGATACACCAATAAATCTAGCACTACAGCGTACCACAGATAGTCAGGTAGTAACGGCGGCTACATTTACTTATGCAGGTATAACTGCTATAGCCAACCGCACCATATCGCTGCAGGGTACCTCCACATGGGCTAATGTACTAGCACAGGGTACCCAAGTAAGCATAAGCTTTGCTCCTATCAATAACTTGACTATAACTGTGACGGCTAATACTTCAGCAGCCACCTCAGTAGAAACCTTCATAGACTACGTAATAGCTCGCATAGCTACTGGTACTGATAGTAATAGTACTATTACTGGTACCAACATTACTACGGATGCGGCCCGTAATCTACTCCGAGATGCCATAGCCTTCCGCCGTAATGGACTGACACTCGTCATGGAGTCCATAGGTATAGGTACCACGTCCAACCTAGTAAACATTACCATAGGTATCACTATCACAGGAGGGGCCCCCAGTAGTTTACTAGGCGTCGACGTGCCCAGCGGACCCATTGGAGGTGCAGCCAGTACTAATGAGTTTATGTTAACTCGCCGACCCGTCAAGGAGGTAACGCGACTAGTAGCTACGCTTCAGGAGAATACGGCTGCCATAGTGCGCGGGCCTACACCTGGCACTAGTGACTACCTAGGGCGAGATACTGTATCTAGTGTGAAATCTGTATTCCAGGGCTCTATTAACTACACAGAGGGCCGGGACTTCCAGGTTCTCGATGGTGGTAGACTGGAGTGGGCTCCTAATGGCACAGGAGCTCTAGAGCCGGCACCTGGCACTACCTACTTTGTGACGTATACGTACTCTAGTCAATTAACACTAGGAGTAGATTTCAATCTCGTGACGGCTACTGACACTATAGTATTTACTGGTACACGGAGCCCCGCACCTAATACTACATTCCAGGTAGACTATAGTTATTTCCTCAGCCGCATAGCTATAGTGACGCTAGATAAGGAGGGGCAGCCCGCTGTCATATATGGTGAGGTAGGAGTTAATCCACAGCCTCCTGCCGTTAGTGGTTCAGTATTACCACTAGCACGTGTGCTTATAAGTAATAATAGCGCTATCATTGAGCCTATCGATTGTCGTCCTGTCAATTACGATAGTATACGGCAGCTAGCCAGCGCCGTATCATCGTTATCAGATGATATAGATAGACTACGACTCACAACTAGAGCAGAGGGGCTGGCTTTCACTAATACAGGGGCCGTACCCAACTTTACATCTATAGATGCCCTAGTGGATAGTAGCGGCATTAATCTAGCGGAGAGTACAGGTATGCTCTCGCCTCTAACTAATAGTCTGACATCCAATAGAGTATATAGCGATGTCAGAGCAACGGCTCCCTCGGCTAGACCTAATAACGCAGGAGACCCCTACATTGTAGTACCTACATATACAGAGAGTATATTCCTCGAGCAAACTAAGCTGACGAAAGAAAGGAGTATACAGCAGACTACAGCCCCGCGGTTATTCTGCCGCAGAGTCATCATGGCTAATAGCGATCTAGGGCGGATTAACCCCTGCGACGAGCTGGCCGTCCGAGGAGCTGCTCTATTCAGCTCCACTAGTAATCCCCTCTATCGATTTATCAATGAGGGTAATAGAGCGGAGTTCACGCGGCTATCTCGTCGTGTACGAGAGGCTATATCAGCAGGTGAGGCTATACCAGCTATAGGTGCTAATCTAATGGGGAGCGAGGAGATAGATAAGGCGCGGGCCCAGAGCATACGATACACTATACGAGGAGAGGGGCTCCCTCAGGCCAGCTATCAACTACTGATAGCTGACACTATCATGACTACTGCAGTACCAATTAATAACACACCAATATCGGGCACCCTACCATTCGCGTTCCGGCCCCGCTCTAATGGCATACTCGAGGTCGAGCTATTCCTACCCGGACTACCCCCCGGTGTCCATGCCGTAACGCTACAGTCTGATACACTGAGTGTAAGTAATACACTATCAATATTCAATAATAATCTGACCCACGTGGCGCTAGGCGGGGCGGCTTCCTGGGGGTTACCATCATCCTCAATAGATACTCAGCCCCTACCCCTGATGCCGAGGGTAGGCTTCGACCCACTGATGCAGACATTTCAGGCACCCTCTGATATGTACCTGAGCGGCCTTGAGATAAGAATAGCATCGGCGCCGGCATCAGGCGCCCTAATTATATCATTGCGGAATGGCACAGCTACTACACCGGGGCAGATACTACTAGGAGAGGCCCTTGTCAGTGGAGCGGTATTACCTGATATACAGGGGCGGCTCTGGACTAAATACGTATTCCCTACTCCCATCTATCTCAAGGAGGATCAGTACTATACACTAGGCTTCCGCAGTACAGAGGGAGACTGGAGCGTATTCACCAGTGAGATAGGAGAGGCCGATATATTAGATGCGGGGCTACTAATAGGACAGCAGCTAGGCATAAATGGTAACATCTGGTCCAGTGACGGTACTATCATCTCTAATCACGAGAGAGAAGATATTAGTATGCGGCTCTACCGCGCTGTATTCCCGACGACTCCGATTAGTATAGATCTAGGTAGTTACTCTTACAGTATGACGGCCTTCGCCTTCAATGTACGAGACATAGTACCAGCAGGCTGCACAATAGATTATCAGTACAAGGCGGGCGAAAATCCTAACTGGATATCTATAGCGCCCAATACGCCTATATGTCTAGATAGAGTAGAGTCTACACTCCTCCTACGTGCAGTATCCACAGGTACGGCAGCCCTAACTCCCATCATAGAAATAGGAACAGTATCCCTCTATCGTAACTTGTCACCCACGCAGCATATATCTAACTGGCAGCCTATCCACCAGACGAGTACGAAATTTACAGTAGCCATAACAGCACTAATGCCGCCATCGAGTACGCTACAAGTAAGGATACAGTTCAGCACAGGGGGCTGGTACGTTCTAAGCAACCCAACCACAGTCATACTAGATGCAGGACTAGGACTATCTCGCCTAACTTATGTATATGTATCTCCCGGCCCGCGCAGTGGAGAGCTGAAGTGGTCTATAGACGCATTTGGAATTTCGACAACAGACGTGCCATCTATAATGGAGGTAGTGGTATATGGAACGAACTAAGCTACTATTCACGGATGGCCGACCCCTACAAGCACGAGAGCTCATAGAGATGCAGGATCTCTTACACTTGCATGTAGAGGAGATGAGCCGCAGTCTATACGATGTCTATTACCTAGCAGAGGTAGATATAATATGGGCGCCCCCCAGTCTAACAATACAAGGTGGTCTGATATATATAGAGGAGGAGGGCTGGTACCGCATCAACCCAGCCCAGCTAATTATAACCGGTAACGCCAACGTTACACTCCGCATATACCGGATAGATTATGATGGGCGCAGTATTCTATTTCCTGAACCAGTAGTAGGGCAGGACGGTTACCCATTCCTGCAGATATCGGGGGACCAGATACTCATATACGATGGTAAGCGATTCAGTCGGGCGCCGCGCAGTAAAGTAGCATCACTCGAGGAGGCCATAGAGTTAGTAGATAAAGAGGTATACGGCAACTACATCCAGCGAGGCCTAGAGGTACTAGGCCTGCGTTTCGATAATGCGCTAGAGATAGACCTAACACAGAATCAACCTATTCAACGTCTGGCCGTCCAGCCCGGCCGGGCCTTCATAGATGGTAAGATAGTGGATCTATATGAGCCTGTCTATCTGCCCATGATGGTTAGCGGTGAGATCGTCATAGATAAGAAAGGTGAGGTGAGAATAGGTACGGGGCCCCTCACGCTAGCACGTATAAGCAATAGTGAACTAATAGCCAGCGATAACAGATGGGTAGAGCCCGGCCTACTGCGAGATCTACAGGTTAAGTTGAACACACTACGAGAGGAGACTATAGATATAGCCCTAGAACGACTTAACTTCTACTCGGGGGCCCCGCGTATTCTAGAGAGCGGCTTTGTAGAATCCTTCCAGAATATACTGGGAACTGACATCACAGCTCCTGGCTTTGATTGTGCTATGACAGGTTACATGACATTACCTACCTCGTATAACATAATCAGGCCCGATAACCTAACTATAAGCGGTAGTAGTAATGTAACCATAACGGAGTCTGGAGGGAGTCTACAGACGGCATATCTACGACCTGCCCCTGATCTCATAATTGATCAACGACGCGCTACAGGCAGTCTGGGATTAGCAGCCCAGACACGAGACGTGCGTATGACGCTCAACCCACCAGTAGTAGCACCCGATGCAAGGCGCATCGAGTACCAGATAGGTCGCCTCACTATAGCCACCGAGGCAGTGCAGGTCACAATTACCATAGAGGGTCTGTTATCTCTAGAGAGTGGTGTAGTATTACAAATAGACGGACGGACTCCCCAGGCTACAGTAACCCGCGGCTCTATAGAAGATGGGCGCTATAGGGCTGATGTCAACGGCATACTAATAGCAAATATAGCAGTCCCCTCTAGTAGCACAGCACCATCTATAACAGTAACAGGAAATGGATGGACAATAGGGCAGTGTCTGGAGTTTGGTTCCACTGGAGCCCCCGTACCAGCTATAGTACAGGTCAGGGAGGGCATGGCACAGCTGTTTACTCTATCAACAGCCAATACTATAACGGGTATACGCGTATATCCTGCGGGGGCCATAAGCGCTTGGGTGAGTCTAGTAGCAGCACCCAATAATATACCAGAGGAGAGGGAGC